AAGCCATGAAATCAACGGAAACTCAAATGACAAACTCCTAGCAAGCCAACAGGAAATCACGAACTATCTGATTGAACGCTGAAAGGAGAAAACCTGTATGAAGAAACTTTTTCTTTGTCTGCTGTTGGTTTCCGTTCTGCTTATGCCTATAGTGGCATTGGCTGAAGGGGAACTTCCTACTGATCCGTTTTCGTGGGAACAGCTTGCCACTATTGCGGGTGCGACTTTGGCAACACTTCTGATCGTCCAACTGCTGAAACTGCCGTTGGATCGGGTTTGGAAGATCCCCACTCGGATTGTTGTATACGTGATCGCGCTGATTGTGCTGATGTTGGCAACATACTTTACAAGCGGTCTTACTGCTGATTCCGCTTTGCTGACAGCCATTAACGCGGTGATTATTGCCCTGTCTGCTATGGGCGCATACGAAATAACCTTCCATAAATGGGAAGAAAAACGCGCTCAAGCCATCAGGGATGCGGACGAATAACTAACGGAGGCCCGGTCAAACGGGCCTCTTTTTTTTGTTTTTTGACCGAAAAAGTTGTAACCGGGCGTGGTTACAGTGCCGGTTACAAGTCTACAAGTTTGTATACCGATGTAGTAAATTGTAACCGCGTCCGGTTACAAGCGTAAGCATTGAAAAATAAGGCTTTTTCTGTATTTGTAGACTTGTAACCGCAATTTTCTAAAAACTCTAAATGAATGTTATTAGGCACTACCTAATACGCCTAAACACACGCATATAGGTAATATAGGAATTCGTGGTTACAAGTCTACAAAAAAAAGCCGCTGAAAAATCAGCGGTTTTTCACGGTGGGATGATCAGAACACTTCCCCGGTATCCTGAGACACAAACCGAACTTCCAAAGTGCAATCCAGTACCCCGGCAATATCCCTCAATTCAGATTCGCGCCAATCATCAAGCGCGAGTTTGTTTCCCAAATTCTGCCGGGATTGGTTTGTTTTGTCCGCAAGATCCTTCATGGTCATTCCCTTCCGTTTGGCTATAACCTTGATCTTTTCGCCCGTGGTCAGATCCATGTTTTCACCTCCGTTTCTGATATTAAAATACATGATTAAATTTACAAAGTCAATAAGAAATAAAATTTTGTCAAGAAAAATTTTGCAAAAGTGCTTGACAAAGTAAATTTTATACTGTACAATGACCACAACAGATGGCGAAAGCCACTGAAATAACGAATGGAGGTAACCCCAAATGAAGAATCTTGTGATGGTACTCAGGCTGAAGGACAATGCAAAGCGTCTGTACGCGCTTCCGGATGAACTGGTGATCCCGAAGGGAACGATCCTTGAGGTGGAGTTTGTGGGCGGTACGGCCCTCGGAGTCGCGGTCACTGACAATCATCAGTTGGATGATGAACAGGAAGCCCTCACCCGTGAATTCCTGCACGTCAACCCCAACGCGGAGTACCGCAAGGTTGTCAACGTCCTGATCCGGGATGCGGTCAAGTGGCCTGACGCGGATGCCGCTGATGATGAGGACGCGGATGCCGCTGATGATGAGGACGCGGATGAGGACGATACCGCGCAGGACGATGAAGACGATGCTGAATAATCAGCCCCATGCGCGGCGGGTGATCTGACCCGCCGCGCTTCATTCAGAGAAGGAGGATTGGACGCTGTGAAAATCAGAGACAAGCTTAACCTGATGCGCAAGATTGAGGAAACCAACCGGGTGAACGTTGCCCGGTGGAAACAGGCTATTGAAGGATCCGTTGTCGGGTACGTGATTGACCCCGTGGCAGGATCTACGGAGGGTGTCCGGTTTTTTGCTGAAGATCTTCCCGTTCTGTTTGAAGCGGATAAGGACGATATTCAGCAAATGGATCTGATGGTGGAAACCACCCGGCTGACCGTCCTATTCCGGGAGATCCCCGGAAAGCCTGTAAGCCTGATCGGTTATAACTGTTCCATGACCGGCACGGTGGTGATTGTCAGGCGGGACGGTGACAGGTTCGTGGATCTGACCGTAGATGACGTAAAGGTGATCCGCAGGAACCTTGATACGGTTTACGGATTGGGCGGCTATCCCCACAAGGTTTTGTGCGGATGCTCATTCTGACAGAAGATTTTTTAGGGGCTGTTGCCCCTCTTTTTTTATGCTTTCATCCGGTCAGACTCGCCCGGATCTGCACGGCCATCCGGAGCCGCCGCCCGTGTAGCCCTGCCATGTCGTTTCCCACGCGACATTTTCAGATCTGATCTCCGGGCAAAGAAAAATCCGGGAGGCTTATCGGCCATCCCGGATTTTTACTGTGAGTGCAAATACGTGTCTTAACCACCTGATACGGTGTTCGGACGTATTTGCTATTGTGGAGCATTGCAAGCACTGTCCGAACCCTTCAGAACCTTTTTCCTTTAAGTCTTTGAGGGTGATTGTGCTGTCATTGCCCGAATAGTTGAACGTGATTGTCAATTCATCGTCAAAGACGAAAACAGAGTTTACAAACGTTTTGATCAGCCGCTTTTGTACCTCAGGATCCTCATAATCCATCTTCCGGAACTGAAGCAGGAAGTATTCAATGTGATCCCGTGTCAGCTTCAGCCCACCTTCAAGCCCGATATTGGCTATTGTGGCTTGGAGGTCTTTCTTTTGGTCTTCTAAGCTGTTGAGCCGGGTGATCAGTGTTTCACTCACGGCCCCGGCTTCAAGGGCTTTCATTAGACCGGCTATGCTTGCTTCAGTATCGGTAAGCTGTCTCTGAATCGCATCCCGCTTTTGCTTGGATTCATCATTCCGCTGATAATATTCCCACGTCCCGTCAATGATGAACTGCATCAATTCATCATCCTTCAGCAGTTTGACAACTTCCCTGATCACCAATCCCTCAATCCATTGCTGACGGACGGGTGATTTGTCACAGGTGTGTTTCTTTCGCCGGTTCATGCACGTATAGTACGTGTACTTCTCGTTGCACTTGCCCCATCCCGATTCGCCAACCATCGGTGATCCGCATTTCCCGCAGAACAGTTTGTCGGACAGAATGTATTCGGCCTGTGTCCACCGGTGTGCCGGTGCGCGTTTGTTGATCTTCATGTTCTCCTGCGCCTTCGTGTAGCTTTCCCTGTCAATGATCGCGGGGATTCCGTCTTCCACCCGGATGCCCTTGTAGTCATAAACCCCTATGTATTTTTCATTCTTCAGAACAGAGTAAATGCTGTTCTGTGTAAACGGTACGCCTTTAGAAGTTTTCAACCCCATCCCGTTTAATTCCCGGATAATCTGTTCGATAGTGTGTCCTTTCACAGCCCGGTCAAAGATCAGCCGCACGATTGGTGCGGTTTTTTCATCTATCACGTACCGTTTGGTTTCCGGGTCAGATCTGAGGCCCAACGGTTTAGGCCCTCCTAAACAGTGACACTTTTTCGCGCTTTCAAGCTGTCCCCGGTGGATGTTCTGAGATAACTGCAAGGAATAGTATTCGGCCATGCCCTCAAGCACGGATTCAAGGATCACGGATTCCGGTGTGTTTGAAAGCTGTTCCGCAACGTATTCAACCTTAACCCCGTTCTTTTTGCACTTGTACTTGTTGAACGTGATTTCCTCCCGGCTTCGTCCGAACCTGTCAACCTTCCAACAGATGATAATATCAAACTGCCGTTTAGCCGTGTCGGAAAGCATTCGTTGAAACTCTGCACGGTTGTCATTGCGGCCTGTTTTTGCCCGGTCTATGTATTCCCGGATCACGTTATAGCCTTTTGCCTCCGCGTATTGACGTGCGGCGGCTATCTGCCCTTCTATGGATTGCTCCGTTTGCGAATGGGACGAATACCGGGCATAGATCACGGCATTATCTGACATATTCAGCCTCGCTCAAAGATGATTTCGATTATACTGCCGCGTTTGACGTACCTGATCTTTTATATAGGCCACTCGCAACAAGCGCAGTGGCGTGGTCTAGAACGGCCTTTTGCCCTTCCCGGTTTAAGGATCGGAACATATTCAGCAGGTGATTTTCATTGTCCGTAATCGGCATTTTATCCTCACCAAAGAAAGCCCCGACACTTGGAACCCCGTACAGGGAACACAGCTTGAGAAGCATATCAGCGTCCGGTTGGCCCCGGCCATGCTCCCATGCGTCAACCGTCTTCCCTGACTTGCCGACTTTCTCACCAACGTCATAGACCGTCATATCAGCCTTGATTCGATGGTACTTCAGCATTTCAGCCATACGTTCCCGCATATCTTTTTCACCCATGCCGCTAATCCCCTTATATTTATTGGGTTTCCGGTCTGAATTTTATCACATGACATACAATTTTTCAAGAATATTCTTGATTTTTTAACAATTTTCTTTTTTCAAAAGACTTGACAATCTAAAAAAGGTAGACTATCATTGGCACAGGTAGTCTACAAAACGTAGATCGGAACGGAGGTGAAAGCACAATGGATAGTGGGATTACCAACGAACGCATTACTGCAAAGATCCGTGCGCGAATTGCGGAAGTTGGTATGTTCAAAAAGGCCGTGGCTGAAAAAGCCGGGATCCCGTACAAGGATTTCAGTGCAAGTCTGAATGACCGGCGCAAGATTACGGGATCTGAACTGCTGACTCTTTGCGCCGTATTGGGTCTAGATTTTTCAGACTTCAAGGATTAAGGAGAATTTGACCATGCCGGTAAAGATTGCCTGTGAATCCATCCCGAAAGTGGAAATGGACGTGCTAGCCCCCGTCCTTCTAGCCGCTATGGATCGGTTCTATGCAGATCCCGCCCGTGTGCGTGACTTTGAAGCATGGAAGAAGAATAAGACAAAGAAGGAGGAACCTCAAAATGCTTGAGATTAAGATTACCGTTGAGTTGCCCGGTATTCCTGATGCTATCAATCATTTGGCTGATGCACTGTTAGCTAGCAAGGTGCAGGCCATTACCCCGTCCCCTGCTGTTGTGGCCCTTCCTGTAGCCGCAGAAACGGCCTCTGAAGCTGTCCCGGAACCTGCCCCGGCTCCCGTCCCTGAGAAGAAGACGCGTAAGCGCAAGGAAGCCCCGGCCCCCGTGGAAAAGGCTGAAGATGCCCCTCCGCTTGCGGAAGTGCCGCAAGAACCAGTAGCACAGGCCGAACCCGAACCGGCGCAGGCCCCCGCAGATCCGGAACCCGCGAAAGCGGAGGCGGTGAGCGAAGCTACACGGGAAGCGGCTCCGGATCCGGTGATCACGCAGGATATTCCCGCTGATGATGGCCCGGTTTACAACATTGATATGTTGAGCCGTGCCGGTACTGCCCTGTTGGATAAGGGCAAGATGGGTGACCTGCTCAACCTGTTGGGTAAGTTCAATGCTTCTTCCCTTATGGATCTGAAGCCCGAACAGTACGCCGCGTTCGCGCAGGAAATGAAAGCCATCGGCGCGGATCTTCCTTGACGGAGGTGGTAAGATGCCTACTCCCGCCGCCCATGCACTGTTAAGTGCTTCTTCCGCGCACAGATGGTTGGAATGTACTGCCGCCCCGTTGTTTGAGGCACAGTTTCCCCCGTCTTCCAGTAAGTATGCCGATGAAGGGACGTTGGCCCACAGCGTATGCGAACTGAAAGCCCGGAAGTATTTCACGGTTATGTCCGGAAAACAGTTTGACACGGAACTGAATGAACTGAAACAGAAAGAGCATTGGAAGGACGAAATGCTGAGAACGGCTGATATGTACGTCCAATACTTGAAGGAAAAGGCATTCAGCTATCCGACAACTCCGCACATTACCTTTGAAATCAAAGTGGATCTGACCGATTGGATCCCGGAGGGGTTTGGTACGTGCGATTGCGTGATGATTGGCGCGGATACGCTTCATATCACGGACTATAAGCACGGTCAGGGCGTACCGGTTTCCCCCATTGAAAACCCGCAAATGCGCTTGTACGCATTGGGTGCGCTGAAGCTTTACAAGCCGGTGTTTGGTGAAACGATTCAGAAAGTATCAATGGCAATCGTACAACCCCGTATCACTGAGGAAGTTGAAGAAGAAGTGATCACGGTACAGGAATTGCTTGATTGGGGATCGCAAATCAAACCGTTGGCTGAGAAAGCTTACAACGGACAGGGCGAATTCAAGCCCGGTGATCATTGCCGGTTCTGCCGTGGTAAAGCGGTATGCCGCGCACGGGCCGTACAGAATTCAGCCCTTGAG